TAAAGATCACATTCACAAATGGTTCGACTTTACAGGGGTTTAGCTCCTCAGAGCCAGACCGGTTGCGCGGCCCGCAGCACCATTTTGCGTGGTGCGACGAATTGGCGGCATGGGAAAATCCTGACGACACATGGGACATGCTGCAATTCGGTATGCGTTTGGGTGAACACCCACAAACAATATGGACAACCACGCCAAGGCCCATCCCGCTTGTCCGAAAACTAATCACATTGCCGGGTTCAATTCTTGTTCGGGGAAGCACTTATGACAATAAAGATAATCTGCCGCAGTCATTCTTTGATGCTCTTGACCAGTACAAAGGAACGAAAATTGGGCGGCAAGAGCTTCTGGGTGAGCTGTTGGACAACCAAGAAGGCGGGATCATCAAGCGTGGATGGTTCAGCATCTGGCCCCGGAATAAGCCGCTCCCGCCGTTCCAAACCATTGTTGTATCATTGGATACTGCGTTTACAGAAAAAACCCTTAACAAGAAAACGCATGATCCAGACCCGACAGCTTGCGTGGTTATTGGGCATTTTGACCATGACGGAATGATCGGGTTTATGGTCCTTGATTGCTGGCAGGAACACCTTGGATTCCCGGAATTGGTGGAAAAAACCAAGAAAGAGATGCAGGATAAATGGGGCGACGACGAGTTTCGCGCCCAGATCAAGCCAAAATTCGGGTCATCTAAGCCATACAATATGGGAAAAAAGCCGGATCATTTGATTATCGAAGATAAGGGGTCGGGTATATCCCTCCGGCAAATGCTGTATCGGGAAAATATATTCCCTATTGCTTATAATCCGGGGAAAAACAGCAAATTGACCCGCCTTCATGCGGTTTCCCATATATTTGAAGCCGGTCTTGTGTATCTGGTCGAGAGCAAAAAGATTCCAGAGGAACCGGCAACATGGACCAACGAGATGGTCAGCCAGCTTTGCACCTTCAGGGGTGACAAGTCGATCCGGCACGATGATTACGTCGATGCTATGACTCAGGCTTTGCATTGGCTGGCAGATAATGCTAGATTATCCGTCACCGAGGATTATGACGAACCCTATTTAGGCCCGCAAAAACCAGTGGTAAACCCGTATGCCATCTAATTATCCAACGCCGGAACAGCTTCGACAAGAAACTGCTTTGCTCCAAAGAATGGCTAAAGCAGGGTATGCAGGCATCCCAACCGGCGGCAATCCAAACTATTCAATGATTAAGCCTGAAAGAGATAACCCAAACCTTTCAGCATTGCCGCCATTGGAGCAAATGGGGTTTGTACCGCAAGAACCACAAAAAAGTTTTGCCGAGCAGCAAGTAGATGAGATCCGTATGCTTAACAAAGCTCCGGGGGCAACTGGATATATATCTCAAAAGGCACCGTCAATTATTCCGTTAAGCGCTGTAATAAAAAAAGACGAGCTTCCCGGAATGGAAGATCCAAATGCTCCTCAGCATCCTTTATCCTTAACCCCGCAGTTTGTTGGTAATAAACACAGATCTTTAGAGGCGGTTACATCTGTACCTCTTGCTGGGGGAGACTTAACGGTTCAAGGGATGGCATCCCGTATGTTTGGAAGGTTCAAAGGAGAACCAGAATATGATGTAAGGGCAACATTCACCAAAGGTTTTGCAGACGGCGGGTTTGTCGATGGCAAAAGCCTTGAAGAGCCGATTGGACAAAACACCCAGCAACAGATCAACGCCATGATGTCTAACGGTGGACTTGCCAGCACTGCACGGCCTGATCTTGCCTCGTTTGCCAAAGGGGGCGATGTTGATGTCAATGACTTCCAGCCTCCTTTGCAGCAACAGCACCCAAGTGCGATTGATGTACTTAAAAACGAATTTGCAAAACGTGGACTGGACTTCAATAAATTCATGGCTTCCCCGCCAGTTATGCAGCAGGCGCTTGCCAATGCGCAAAACATGGGGATAAAGGGCGACACAATGTTGGCCCATATTAATGAAAAAGAAGCCAAATTGCTTAAAGAGCATGGTGGATCTGGGGATATAAACCCCAATACTGGATTACCTATGTTTGCAGATGATACAGCATCATCTGATTTTTTTAGGCTTTACAATCCTCCGGTTGTAAATACGTCATACGGATATGGTCCACAGCAGCTTTTTTATAAATATTTAGACCAAAAATTAAGGTCTCCAACAACAAATCCAACAGCGACTACAAATCCATTAACCGCAACATCAACTGCAAATGCTGTTAATTATCAACCTTCTACTGGTAACGGCAATAGCGAATCTGTCGGTGCACAACTTGCGGGCGGACCAGAGACAACTCAAACAAATACAACCCCCGGCGTAAGCAACCTTTCTTCCGGTACCATGACCACTATTGGCGGCATTATAGGTTCTGTATTGGGGTCAACCGTTGCCGGTCCTTTGGGTGCAATAGCAGGTGGTATGCTCGGGCGGTCTTATGGAATTGACGCATTATCACAAGCTCTTGGTTTGCCTAGTCTTTCTGACTATCCATCTGCGCCAGTGGGTACACCCACACCATCTGCAAGGCCGGGTGATTTAGAATCTTTGTCATCCTCAAAAGCAAATGCCCCCTCAGTTTCCGCACCTTCAGTTTCAGCACCTTCAGTTTCTGCACCAAACGTTGCCGAAACAGAGGCTGATGTTGACACAAGTGCTCCAGCCGCACCTTCATCTCCAAGCATTGCTGCAACAACACCCGGAGTCTCAACAAATGCTGATATTGCTAGTGCTTTAGCAGGAGCTAATGTTGGTCCGGGAGGGTTTGGCATAAGTGGAGCCGCAGCCGCAGCAGCCGCTGCAGCAGCTGCAGACAGAGCAGCCGCAGCAGATCAGGCAGCAACAAATGCTGCAAACCAAGCAGCCGCACAAAATGCAGCCAACGACGCGCAAACAGGGTTTGGCGGCGGAATTATGGGTGGAACATTTGGAAACCAAGGAGATATTGGTTTCAATGCAGATGTAAGTGGCAAAGGGCAAGTAGCTGGACCTGAAGCCCCCGCTCCTGCAGCCCCAGACATTGCTGGAGCATTATCTGCGGCTGCAGGAGCCATGGCTAATTCAAATGCAGCCGTTGGTAGCAATCTCGGAAGTGCAGCTCAAGCAAGCGATTTTGGACAAGGATTGGGCAGTCTTTCTGGCGGTGGATTTAACGGTCCCGGATTTAGCGGACGAGACTCTAGCACAGAGACAACTGGTGGCGGATTTGGTGGACCCGGATTTGGAGGCCGAGATTCAAGCACCACAGATACAACTGGAACAACAGGCGGCAACACAACAGGTGAAGTTTCTGGCGGTGGGTTTAGCGGCAGAGATTCCAGCACAGCCGACTCAAGTGGACAAACCGGTGGCAATGCTGGGGGTCAAACCGGAGGTGGGTTTAGCGGACCCGGATTTGGAGGGCGCGATTCCAGTACAGCCGATACAACTGGGCAAACTGGTGGCAATACAACGGCTGGCGACACACAAGGTGGTGGATTTGGCGGACCCGGATTTGGCGGTCGAGATTCAAGCACTGCTGACACAACCGGTCAAACGGGTGGCAATACAACGGCTGGTGACAATGCAAGCCCCGGAGAAAACGGAAACGGACCAGAAAGCGCGTCGGTTGCAAAGGGCGGATTTATTGCAAGATCTAAGCCGCGCAGCCCACTTAATGCTGTTGCTAAAAAGAAACATGCAAAATCACCACTTAAAGCAATGCGGAAAGCATAACCATGGTTGATCCTACACAAGCAAGCCAGATCCAAGGTGAAGAGTTTGACCTTGAGCAAGACGATGATGGTATGCAGGAAACCGAAGATGGCGGCTTGCTGATTACCATTGGCAACGAAGTCTCAGAAGATCCTGAGTTTTTTGTCAATATGGCTGTTTTTATGCCAGAACACGACATGAATGATCTGGCAATGGAGATCATTGAGGCTGTCAGCCGCGACAAAGATGCCCGCAAATTGCGTGATAAGCAGTATGAAGAAGGTCTTAAACGCACAGGTTTGGGCAATGATGCGCCCGGAGGGGCGCAATTCCAAGGCGCATCCAAGGTCGTTCACCCGATTTTGACAGAGGTTTCGGTTGATTTTGCATCACGCACGATCAAAGAGATCTTTCCGCGCTCCGGCCCTGATGGTGGCCCTGTCCGTGAATTTATTGTTGGTCAGATCACCAAAGAAAAAGCTGAAAAAGCCAAGCGCAAATCTCGCTACTTTAACTGGCAGTTAACTGTACAAATGCCAGAGTTTCGTTCAGATCTTGAACAACTGTTGACACAGGTTCCTCTTGGCGGTGCGCAGTACCTTAAGCTGACATGGGACAAGCGGCTTAAGCGTCCCCGCCCTTTTTTCATTCCGATTGATGATATGTATCTGCCTTATGCGGCAACGTCATTTTATTCAGCAGAACGCAAAACCCACCGTCAAACTATCACCAGATTGGAATTTGAACGCCGTGTCATGTCCGGTCTTTACCGCGACATTGATCTTGCCCCAGCAGCTGTACCGGAAGAAACGCAAGCCGCTCAAGCAAATGATAAAATCGAAGGCCGCTCTCAGGAAGATTACTATGATGAGGACGGACTGCGCGAGATTTACGAGTGCTATGTCGAGTGCGAGATTGCCTCTGACCAATATACCGGTGGTGAAGTAGCGCCATATATTGTTTCCATTGACGTATCATCCAAGAAAATCGTTGGCATGTATCGCAACTGGGAAGAGGATGATAAACGCCGTGTAGCCCTTGATTGGATCGTGGAATGGCCTTTTGTGCCGTGGCGTGGCGCATATCCAATCGGCATCGTTCACATGATCGGCGGATTATCGGCTGCTATTACCGGTTCACTTCGTGCTTTGCTGGATAGCGCCCATATCCAAAACGCTGCTACGGGCCTTAAATTAAAAGGCGGCAGCAAAGGCGGTCAGTCCCTTAATATCCAACCAACACAGATTCTAGAAGTTGAAGGCACCCCAAATGGGGACGACATCCGCAAAACCTTCATGCCGTTGCCGTTCAATGGCCCTTCCCCTGTCCTTTATCAGCTTATGGGCTTCTTGACTGAGACAGCCAAAGGCGTAGTTAGGACGACGTTTGAGGATCTTTCGGACAACCCAGACCGGTTGCCGGTTGGAACCACGCTGGCTCTGATCGAGCAGGGCATGACGGTATTCAATGCCATTCATGCCCGTTTGCACGATTCCATGGGCAAAACCCTTAAAATTTTGCACCGCCTGAATAAAACATACCTTGATGAAGAAGAGGTATTAGATGAAACAGGTGAATTGCTGGTTCGTCGGGCTGACTTTGATGGCCCTATTGATGTTATCCCTGTATCTGATCCAAACATCTTTTCCGAAACGCAACGGTTTGCTCAGGTTCAAATCATTGCCGACCGAGCCGCTGCCAATCCGACCCTTTACGATCAGCGTAAAGTAGAAGAGCTTATTCTTGAGCGGACAAAGATTCCTGATGCAAAGGGTCTTTT